GACGGCAAATGTATAATTATGTTCCAGCCGATCATGGTTCGTTGACAATTCCAACCCCACCAGATAGCTATCGGCCAGACAAGGTGTCCGGAGATGTTACATTAGACAGTTTACAACAAGAACGAAACGACGATGTTTCAAAATTTTTTCCTAACAATTCGCCGTATATTCCAAACAATATTGCAAATAATATATAATTATATAAAATATATAAAAATAGTATTTTATATCTAGTAACCATGTCAGACAAAAGCACAATCTTAAGAACATTTAACAAACATTTTTTTGAATTTATCGAAGATATTGTTCGGATATTTCCCGATAATATGGACGTGAAAAGTGCAAAATCATCATTTGAATTAATAAAAATGGGAAATCCAACGGCTATCATAAAGGCATGGCATATTTTTGTATATATGCCATATTCTAACGTTATTAAAGAAGGAGATATCACATTTTTCTTCGAAAAAGATTATGCTACCGATCTAAATCATTTGTCGAACTCAAATGATATTATGAAAATTATTGATACAATTAGAGATCCTGTAAAAAATATGAACGAGAAAGAACGCGAATTTACTATGAAGTATATTCAAAATTTAAGTAAACTGTCCGATATCTATAATTCAATGTAAAAAATTGAAGTTGTATATTTCTATATTTCCATATAGCAATATAAAAATGTATCCAGAAATAACACCCGAGCCGATTGAAACATTTCTAGTTAAATTGATAAAAAAACTAGAAATAGATGGAATGAATAGGGTAAAACAACTAAATGATAGTGAGATTGCATCCAATCCTGAAAAAATGCTTCATGAATTGGATAAAATAATATGTGATGGTGAACAAGAATTCATGGAAAAAATTGGCAGACCCATGACATTTATTGAAAAACGATACATTTATGGATAAACTCGAGTTAGCTCTGAATATTGTCGATTGTCATAATTCAAATAATACAATAATTCACCGGGTTCCATTTTTTCCACATATTCTACAAAAATCGATTTATCTATTCTTCTTTTGTTTTGCGCATTTAAATATGGCAAGTATTTTTGTTTATATATACGGTCTACATGCATTAAATATTTTTTCGAAATATCCATGTGTGTTTTTTCGATATATTTCATCATATATGCCCGGTGAATCGACGTTATAAATCCATCATATTCATTTTTAAAATTTTTGAAAATCTTTTTACAGGCAGGATAGTATTTTAAAAAATTATCTATTTTATTTATGCGATTTAAACATAAAAACTGATAATGCATGTTTGGATTGATTCTTATACTTTTCCTACGATTTGAATACACTGGATTTAATATTTTTGCTCGATCACCCGTGAAGACATTCTTTAACATAATGCCTGGATTTAAATGGTTTGTATATTTCGAGCAATATCTATCGAATAAATCGGTATAACTGGTTTCGCAAAAACGTCTTGGAAAGTGGATAATATCTGATATATTTAGGAAAATGGGCCATTCTTCATAAACATTGTGAGGTATTTCAATGACTCTATTTTCATTGAATTCATAAACACCCACTAAATATATTTTTGGTTCTTTTATTTGTAAGACAATTTTATTTTCGGGGTGTTGCAATACAAATGAATAACAATATTGTTTTGGAAATAGTTCAATAACTGCATTTGCATTTAATCGAGTCATAAATGGTTTCACTGCAGATGAACATTTGATTGCTTCTAAAAACATTTGTATAAATGTAATATTCGTTTCTAATTCACCCGATTGCTTATGACAATAATTACCACCGATTGATTTTTTTGTGGCAATTTGCCAATTTTGTATTCTATTATCATAAAACAGATTCACCATGACCCCTTCAATCATTTCATTTACTATAATGGATTCATTTATTTCTGGATATTTTTCAATAAAACTATCATATTTGATCGATTTAGGGGGAGAATAACACAATACTTTTTTCTCGGGAAATGAAAAAATGACCGATCTATAAATAGAATTTGAACTGTCATCATAACATAAAACATCCTTTGAATAATTCAATACAAGATAAGAAGTATTTAATTTATTGTATAATTTAGTATTCACTACGCTCGATTTTACATCAGCATCTACATGATAGAATACATACTTTTCATATAAACTACTTGCACTGTTCATGTAAATCGTTTATATTTGATATTAAATACAATTACGCGTTAGTCTTTAACTTTATTTATCATGTTTATTTTGTAAAAATACCAGGAATTTACCAAAAAGAAAAGAAAAAAGAATTTCTTCTGAATTATAATTTAGACACTATAATATATATAATAATAGTAAATGTCAGAGGTGGAACAACAAAATATAGAAGACATTGAATCAGAAGAAAACGAATCTGTAAAAACAACTCCTAATAAAATTGTATTGGAATTAGGAGATATTATTCAAATTGACGCGGCATCTAATATTGATATTCACGAACAAACATTTATTATTACATATATTGATTTTCAAAAAATCAAATTAGTAAATGTATCATCTTTATTGAACCATATATTATATATTGATTCTGATGGTGCGGTAAGCGATGAATCAATTACACAAATTTCATTGTTAAATCGTAGTGAAGAAAGAGGATATGCTAGACAAAATGGTTTATTACCAAAAGTGTGGTTAGATATTCATTTTGGAGGAGAAATACCTCTCATTGTTACTGGTGAAATTACAAATTTAGAAGAAGATATGATTGAAATTACTACATTTCCCGGTATGCGCATTATTTACATTGATTTCAAATATGAAGGTATACCCGAAAATTTACCCATTGATGAATTCGTCATTCGTCCCAGACCAGTAGTCATGGAAAAGGTCGGCTCATTTTCCAATATTGAACCAACATGTCTAGAATCATGTGAACTACCGCAAAAGGAAGATGCTGAAATCGAATATACTGAAACGGGTGAATCGATTATCACTATACCTGCATCTGCGGAACCGAATGAAAACATACGCGAGGTGTTACATAGTATGTATATTGATGCAAATGATATATTTGAAGGTGATGAAATGGAAGAGGTTACTCTCACCGTAGAAGTTCCCGAAAGTCAAAAACGATATACCATTGACGCACAAGTGAATGATATGATGGATGAATTATTATCCACTGTTCCAGACACGAAACGTTCAAAACTGGTTTTAGACAATATACATTTTTTAATTGAACGATTTACCCAATTACGTCAACGTTTCTCTCAATTCGATGAAAATGGTAATGTAAATGATATTAAAATAAATGGGGCAAACTACAAACCTCTTATTAAACATATTGAGAGTTTCAAAACTAAATTGCAGTGGTTAATTCCAGTTGTCCAACAACGTAAAAAAATATACAGGGAAGGTAAACTACAACTACTGTCAGACGGAGATGATGATGATCGCGACGGCATTTTACCATTATATTTGAATTCGATTTTACTTGAACAAAAAAATATACAAGAATCATATTATAAAAATCAAGGTCAAGGTGATGTAAATAAATACGAGAATTTATATAAACAAATGACTCCTTATATGCGGCCTCATCGTGAACCATTAGATCGAACAAAAATGATTGTTTCTAATGTGGAAATGAGAGAAAATATAGATGTTGTTATAGACAATTTGAATGACTTTTACAGCAATACTTGTCGTATGTCGGGAGGTGTTCTTTATTATAGTAAATTCAGATTTTTACTAGAGCGATATAATACGGCGATTACCAAACCTCATTCTATTGAGAAAAAGTCAGGGAAACAAATATACATTCGTAAACCACTTATGACCGGTGATAAAGTAGATGTAAAGTCGTTTTTAATGCTTCCTGTTCCAATTATGAAATTCTCTCATATCGATTTACCGGGAACCAATATATTGGAAAAATCACAATTAAGTCAGCACTATCTACATTTATCTCGTTTACTAAATAAAAAAACCCAGGTAGATCGCCAAACTATAACGAATTTAGATAAAGAAATCGATTATAATGACGATGAAACAAATAAACAAACCAATCCTCTCGATAGTATTGAATTTTTGGAAAAAATTACAGAATTTAATTTAGACGAAGACTTATTGGGGGAGGATGATAAATTCAACCGGTTTTTAAATACAATTATACCAAAAACCCGAATATTGTTTAGACTTATCAAAAAAACGATCAATGATAAATTGTCTTTTGTAGATGTTGTGAAATCCCTCGAACCCTTTATGATTTATAGCGAAGACATAACCTATCAACAATACAACGAGATACGTTTTTTTATTAAAAATCAAATAAAACTATATAATACCAGTTATGCAGTCAAATTACAAAATTTCAACAAAATTTCAACGTCTAGATATTATAATAATAATCCAAAAATGAATAAAATGGAATCCTTATTCTCTGAAAAAATAGAATATTTGCATATATTTACAACTGCCTACAAAATTAAACCCGATATGCTGACTTCATATACTACCCATGAATTACTATCACATATTATGAACACCGACAATGGTGTGATGTATTCAAATTTAATATCGCGAATATTGTTATCATTGATCACGCCAAATAAATTACTAGATGGAATAAGTAAACCATATGTTGCGGATATGGGAGAGGTTGAGAAAATTAAACCAAAGGATTGTGCGCGTCGGTTTTTAACAAAGAAATATCATTCCATCAAAGAATTACAAAAAGACAACAACGCTGGTGAAATTTATTACGAAGAAGAATATGATGATACTCCGTATTATTTATTGAAAAAATATGCCGACAAAAAGAAATCTATGGTGAATGAATTATTTTTAGAATTTTTGGCAGAAAATTTGATACAAAAACACGATTGCCCTCCTGATTTGGCACATGAATTAGCTGCAATTTTAATTCAAGGTAAAAAAATGGTAAAAGATGGGGATTATGCAATATTGGAATTACGTCCTCAATTACCAAATGGTTCAGATGAATCATCGTTAACTGAAAAAGAAAAAGAAGCGGTAGAAATTGAAGCAGATATTCGTAAAAAAACTCAATATTATCGTAGATTAAAAAATAATTGGGTTCATGATGATACAATTAGTGAAGAGGCATTTTTAGATACTGCAACTCTATTTTGTAATATTGCACCCAATTGTTATAAAAATAAAAACAATAATATGTGTGAGAGTCTTGATGATAGTGAAAATAGATTTAAACGAATGACAAATAGAAAAATGGTTTCCGAATTTGATAAACGATTTAATA